CCGCAACCGTACAGCAAGACCTGACTGTTTATGGCACTTCAAGTATTGGATCGATAACTTTGTCTGGTGGTACAGCAAACGGCGTTGCGTTTCTCAATAGCAGTAAACAGTTAACAACAAATAGTTCGTTGACGTTTGATGGGACGAGTTTGAAAACCACAGGCTCTATTGTGGCAGGTGGTGCTGTTCCTGCTAGTGGCGCAGGAGTGACTTTAGCATATAACGGTGCAAACACAGGATACATCTACGCGTACGACTGGGGAGCATCGTCATATAAAATACTGAACATTGCTGGCGGCACGGTTGATATTTCTGCTGCGGATAACACGCGAATTTCTTTTGGCGTTAATGGCAACGAAGCCATGCGCCTGACCAGCACAGGGCTTGGGATTGGGACGAGTTCGCCGGGAAGTAAGTTAGAAGTTGCTGGACAAACTGCTGTTAAGTTTGCCAATCCAGATGTTGCTGGCATTGTGTTGCAGGCAACGACAGGCACAAATGCTGCCGCAATGAAGTTCACAAACACTGGCGGCAACGGCTATGTCGGATTGGACAGCTCTTCTGGCAACCGTATTGGCGGCGGTGCGTATTCTCTTAATGTCTGGCATGAAGCCGCATACCCAATTGCTTTTGGAACAAACAATACGCTGAGAATGTTGCTCGACTCCTCCGGCAACCTAGGTCTTGGTGTTACTCCGAGTGCGTGGAGTGGAGTCAACGGCGTTTTTGAGATCAAGGGCAACGCATACATCTACAGCACGACGGGCGTGTTGTCTGCTGGTGCGAATGCATTCTTTAACGGAACAAATTGGATCTACAAGACTACGCAGGCCGCAACCCGTTATGAACAGGTGAATGGTCAGCATCAGTGGTCTAACGCAGCCTCCGGGACAGCAGGAAACACCATCACCTTCACGCAGGCGATGACGCTGGATGCTTTAGGCGCACTAGGTGTAAACGACACTAGCCCAACTACACGGGGTAGATTTGTCGTTCGTAACACGGACACCAGATATTTTGCGGTTAGTACCGCTGGACAGCCAACTTTCAGATATGACGATAATGGTGTAACAGACGCATTGCTTGTTAATTCTGGTATTGCTGGCGCTGGGCACGGTATGGGCATACAGGCACAGCTTGGTGACTCTGGTGCTAATACAGCCACCGCTGGCTACATCCGATTTTTGACTGATGGGACTTGGAGCACAGCATCCTCTTCCCGTGATGCTTATATGTCGTTTGGCACGACGCTAGATGGAACAGTTGCAGAACGTGCTCGCATCACGAGCGGGGGTGATTTTCTGGTGGGGACGACGAGCAACGCACTTGGGCAATCAGGAATAATTTTTACAACAGCATACAATGGTGTAAATAGCGCAGGTATTGCAGTTCAACACGCCAATGGGTCAGCTAGCGGCGACGTATATTTGGGATTTATTTATAACGGTGCGGCAATCGGGGCTATTACTCAGAACGGCACGACTGCGGTTGCTTATAACACCACATCAGACCGCCGCCTGAAGGACAACATTGTCCCGGCCCCAAGTGCTAGTGATGTCATCGACGCAATCCAGATCGTCAGCCACGACTGGAAGGCCGCACCTGACGAGCATGTTACCTATGGTGTCATTGCCCAAGACCTTCACGCTGTAGCTCCGCAAGCCGTTTTGCAAGGCGATGATGGCGACGAGATTGAAAAGGCTTGGGGAGTGGACTACAGCAAGCTCGTGCCTATGCTCATCAAGGAAATTCAATCCCTCCGCGCCCGTGTTGCGGCATTGGAAGCACAACCTTGAAAAAACAATCACCAAGAGTGCCATGAATGATGACCGCATCACCGAGGATCGTGTTGCTCTGATGATTGAGCAGGCAGTAAGCACTGCTTTGCGCTCGCATGAGCAGCACCTTATGGCGCACATGGATCGTCAGTTTGCGGCGTTGATGAAGACGTTTTCTGACGCCTTTCCAGGCGGCGATCCTCACGGGCACAGGTTGGCGCATGAAAAAGCTATTGCCAACAAAACCTGGTGGGATCGGGTTAAGTCTGATGCGATGGTAAAAGTTGCCGCAGGAGGGACATGGGCCGTTGTCATGTTCTTGGCTATTGCAGCGTGGGAACACATCAAAACAGAAGCAAGAAAGTGAATCGTGATCGACCCCTTTACCGCAATGGCTGCGGTCACATCCGCAGTCAACCTGATCAAAAAGGCTGCGTCTACTGTTGACGATGTTCGCAGTCTCGGCCCTTTGCTGGGTCGCTACTTTGACGCTAAGAACACCGCTGTCAAAGCGGTAAAAGAAAACAAAAAGGCCGGTGGCTCAAATATGGCGAAAGCCATTGAGATTGAATTGGCCTTAAAGCAGCAAGCTGACTTTGAGCGTGAGCTGCAGATGCTTTTCATGCAGACCGGCAACATTGACGTCTGGGACGCTATCCAGCGCCGGGTTCAGGAGATGAACCGCGAGGATATGTACGCAGAGAAGGCCCAGAAGGAGGCAGCTGCCAGGAAGCAAAAAGAGTTTGAAGACATGCTGCTGATGATCGCTATTGTTGCCGGTGCGATGGTGTTTATTGCGGGGTTGTTGTTTGTAGCAACAAGCATGGCGCAATGATAAAAGCACCTGCACCTAACGCATCCAGGTCTGAAAAAGAGGCGTATGTAAAAGCCTGGGCAGCGATAACTATTTCTGTGTTTGCTCTACTGCTTGCCATCAATGGAATGTTTGGTGGCTCTAACTCTTCAAAAGTCCTTAACAAGACTATTGAGTCAAACAATCTTTGGGCCTGGTACCAGGCAAAGAACGTCAGGGCCGTGATCTACGAGACGTCTGGCAAGGAAGATAAGGCCCAGGCGCAGCGCAAGGACATGGAAGATATATCGGAAAAAGCTCGGGCCGCAGAAAAAGAGCGAGACACCGCAAAGGACAGATCGCCTTGGTTCTCTTACGCCGGGATGGCGCTGCAGTTGAGCATAGTCCTGTCATCTGCAGCGATTCTGGCCGTGATGATGCCTTTGTTGTTCGTTTCGGCAACCGTTGGTGTTGTCGGTTTGTCTTTTATGCTTTATGCGATGGTGATCTAAATGCTGTCTCTCATTTCAACTTTGGGTGGTTTGTTGATTAGCGGTCTGCCCAAGCTGCTAGAGTTTTTCCAAAACAAGTCTGATCAAAAGCATGAGCTTGCGCTGGCACGAATGCAGACCGAGAGGGAGCTGCAGCTGGCAGCTGCAGGGTTTGCTGCCCAGGCAAAAATGGAAGAGATCAGGTCAGACCAGATCGCCATGCAGACCGAAGCCCAGATGACGGTTGCTGCATACGACCACGACAAGGCTGTTCTTCAGAAGGCAGCTGGTTGGGTATCTAGCTACGTTGGGACTGTGCGTCCAACGGTTACCTATCTTTTCATCATTGAGCTTATCGCAATTAACGCTTCAATTGCCTGGTTCACATTCAATCAGCCGGGGCTGATCAACAGCGTTGATGACTTGATTAGGGCAACCGCAGTCATTTTTAGCGACGATGAGATGGCGATGCTTGGTGGCATCGTCGGGTTCTGGTTTGGCTCTAGGCAGTGGGCTAAGAAGTGAAACTCAGCCACGACGGTGAGGCACTGATGCACCGTTTCGAGGGGTGCAGGAACAAGGCATATTTATGCCCGGCCCACATCTGGACGATTGGGTATGGTCATGTGCTGTACCAAGACCAGATCAGACTGCCGATGGCCCGAGTCGAGGGCAAAGAGGTTGCGATGATTCGCAAGGAATATCCACTACGAGCGGAGGATGCCCGTGTCTGGAGCCAGGAAGAGATCGACCAGTTATTCAGAACTGACGTCGGCACTTTTGAACGTGGTGTTTTACGACTTGTTCCCGGCGTATCTGGGCGTCAAGGCAGCTTTGACGCTTTGGTGTCTTTTGCCTTCAACGCCGGTCTAGGTAACCTGCAGCGCAGCCAGATCAGAATGCGTGCCAATCGCGGGGACTGGGAGGGTGCTGCAGAGGCTCTGATGGACTGGACAAAGGGAGGTGGTAAGGTACTCCCCGGCCTGGTCAAGCGGCGTCAGGCAGAAAAGGCTCTTTTCCTGACAAACTGAGGCACGAAATTGGCACAATCTTCTGCCTGCAAGTTGTAAGTCATTGATTGGAGAGGTGGCCGAGCGGTCGAAGGCGCTGGACTGGAATTCAGACAGCGTCAAAAAAAAGGCCCTGGATTCAGGGCCTTAACTCTTTGCAGAGAGGAGACGCAGGGCAATCCTGCGTCACGATTTTGGCACACCTACAGGCTTACTGCGTTGGCTGCATCTGCCAGGTGTTGTGGCGCAAAGGCGACATAGCGTTGCACCATGCTGTGCGATGCCCAGCCACCAAGCTCTTGCAGCACCTGGATCGGTGTACCGGCCTGGGCGTGCCAGCTGGCCCAGGTATGGCGCAGATCGTGGAATCTGAAACCAGGCACGCCTGCTTTTTTGCAGGCACCTTGCCAGACGCTGGAGCTGATGTGCGAGACGCCAAAGACGCTACCGCTGCGGGTAGGCATAGAACGCAGCAGATCAAGCGCAGCGGCATTTAAGGGCACGATGATGTCCTTACCCCCTTTGGCGTCTTCTGCGGCTACCCTGGCCGTTGCAGCGTCCAGATTGACAGCGTCCCAGGTCAACCCCAAGACGTTAGCCCGACGCAGGCCGGTAAGTAATGCAAACTTGACCACAGGCCGATATTTTGGAAGCAGATTTTCAATCAATGACTCGGCCTGGTCGCGGGTCAAGAACGTATCGCGTTTGTTGCGCTCACGCTCTGATTTGATGAGGGGTGCCCTGTCGATCCACTGCCAGTCGCGCTCGGCTGCACGCAGGATGGCACGAATCAGTGCCCGGTAGCGGTTTCTGGTGGCAGGTTTTGCGTCTTTGGGCATAAGACGCTCGACGCGATCAGAAGTGATCTGGCTCAGGAGGGTGCCACCGAGCTTTGGCCTGATGATGCCAATGCGCAGCCTGTCAGTCTCGATTGACTTCTTGTTGTTTTTGTCCTGCAGCCAGCGGTCACAAGCTTCACCAAATGTCTTCTTGGGTTTTTCCTTGAGAACCACGCCGCGCCAAAGCTCACCGCGCCTGACATCGTGGGCTGCCTGTGCAGCCTTCTTGTCAGAAGTCTTGAGCGACTCCCTGATACGCTGCCCGTTTATCTGTACATCTATCCAGTATGTGTTGCCGCGAAGTTTGATTGACATCGTTGTGCCTGTTGTCGAGGTTGTAACGGTGACATTCTGGCATCAAGATGCGGAAAGCGCAAGTATCTGGACTATTTTGTCACAGTAGTAAAAACCCTACCCCATTGAGCAATCAGCGCAGCATCTGCCCTGCCGTCATCCTTGACACGCTTGAACAGACTAGCCTTATCGGGCCACAGTTCCATTGCCCGTTGTCGGCTGCCGCCTTTGCCTGCAGCAACGCGCATGGCTTTTGTCCAGACTGCTGGTGTCACAGTCGTGCAAGGTATCGACATCCCGGCCAGGACACCGCGCACAAGACCATAAGCCTCGCCAAAGGCAAACATTGATGAAACACCCTGACCAGGCATTGCATTGACCTTCTCGATAAATGCAGTTGCGTAGGGGGCAAATGTACGCAGCTCGGCGGCGATTACTTCTGGTGCAACACGCCGCTTGATTGCGCTGTTGATCTTTATCTCAACAGTTGGCATGTCAAAGACGTCGGCCAGACCATTACGAATATCAATGACAGCAATGGCACCAGACATGCCTGGGTCGATCCCGATGATGAAATCAGTCACCTATCACCTCGACCCAGTCTTTTGCCAGCAGCTCCTCCCAGCTCGGTACCCAGGCGACGTCTTTTTCTCGGTGCGGCATCCACATGAAAAACCCGCTGCCTTGAATGCTGACGTAGCCATTTTCCCAGGAGTTGCGCCTGACTTTGTTGCCTCGCTTTAAGACGTCCAACGCTAATGAAAAATCCATCTGCCCGGTTGTCGCGTTATAAAGTGCCATCAGTCCACCTTTGGTTTGAAGTTCTCAAGGGCCTGCAGCGTCTTGCTGTTGCGCACACGCTTTTCCTTTGTGGCTGTTGACTCTGGTTTTACCTTGGCATCATCAATGTCAGACTGCATGTCATCAAAATTGCCAGACACTACCTTGGCAGTCGGAAACATAGACTTGATTTCAGCGATCTCGCCAAGCAGCTGCCCTGGGCAGTTGTGCAACTCTGCACTTGTGAATCTGGGTTCAGGGCCTGGGCCGTTGCTGAACTCCTTGCCAGACTCCTTGTGCTTATAAATGACGTAGTTGTCGCCACCGTCCTGCGGCTCTGCATATGAAACCAAAGCAGGTATCAGCAGATGCCTATCGCATCCAGTCTGTTGCTCTTTGAGCGATATCTTTTTGTTGTGAGATTCGCAGTGCCATTGGGCATTCGCAACTGGTGAGGCATGGCAGCAGGTGCGGCAGTTAGCCTCTGCCGCCATCTGGCCGTGACACAACCGATGAAAGTTGCACATCTTGCAGATGAAAAATGACGGGTCTTGGCTCAACCGTGTCGGGGGCTGCGCAGAATTGATCAAGCTTTGAGCCTTGTCGATCAGCTGCTCAAACCTAACCGAGTCAAAGTGAACCCACTCGCAATATAGATCGTCGGTGTCTTTATCCACCGCTAAGTACATGGCTCGATCAATCTGCATCAGACCCATGTAGACCTGCATCTGGTCAAAGTGCTGTGGCTTTGATTTCTGCACCTTGTTTTCGATCAGAGATGTAAAACTCTTGTGGTTGTGTGTTTTGAACTCCAGCACCGCAGCAGACTTTGGTGCCTCTGGCAGCCCTTGTGCGACACCATCCAGGCTGCCACCAAAATGACCATCACACGCAGACACGCGCCACTGTGCGCCTGTCTCCGGGTCTGTCTCCCAGACCGTAGCACCAATGCCGCGGAGCTCATCGAGCAGCCGAGGCTCTTCCCGCACGCCTGTAGAAAACATGCGCAAGACCCTGCCTGGGAATGATGGACGATTTGCCCACCTCCAGGTCAGCCAGACGTACCTGCTGCACTCATGGCCGATGATGGAAGCACCCATGTGAGGACGATGCTCCTGGGGTTTGGATTCGTACCACTTCACAATTGCTTGTGCTGTGGTGTGTTGGGATTCTGGTGGTTTCATATTTGTTTATGTTGGGAGGTGCCCCCCGCGCAACCGGGGGCTATTGCCGACTGAACAACACTCACACAAAGGTGAGTCGGCTCACCGGGCTACCGGGCACCTAGTTGATTAACGCTGCCAGGGACGCGCACCAGCTGCCTTGGGTGCCGGTGCAGTCTTAGGTGCGGGAGGCTGATTCGCCGCCGCGCCATAGGACATGATGCGGTTTCTGGTGGGGTCTTTGCGATCAATCTCGATACCTGCCACGAACGGCAGATCGTGCAAGTCCTCGGTGTCGTTGATGTCTTCAACGCCCAAGGCACGGCACAGGCTTGCAAGCTGACTGCGTGCAATGTCTTCTGCCGTCTTGTTCTTGTTGTTGACGTTGAAACGCTCCCAGTGCCGCCGCCCGCTGTGTGCGCCGTCCACGACCTGCATCTCCAACTCGATGTATTCCCCGTCACCGGCCTTGGTCATGCGGATGTCTGACTTGGTGACCACCATCTCATACTTGCCGGGTGGTAGAGGATCGCGCTGCCCAGAGGCTGCAACTGGAGCGTCTGCGCTCTTGAATGAAAACTGTGCCATTTTCTTGGTTCCTAAGTTAAGGGTTGAGGGCCTGGTTTAACTGGTCAGCAAAAGCCTCCCAGGTCAATTGGCAGTCGCGTAGGCCAAAACGGCTGCCAGATGGGTAAGCAGGGTGCGGCTCTAGATGCAGCACACGCTCGGTGGATTTCAATGCCTTGGTTTCTTTGTTGCCGAACCCGGCATCAACCTGCTTGGTCTTGATACGGTGGGCGGCAAAACCGACAATGTCAGCCCACTCCTCGACCAAGGCCGAGGCTCTGCTGTGAAGCTTCAAGACGTAGGCGTCATACCCGTCATTGGTCGGTGTCTCGATGCGCTGCACTTTCACATGGCAGATCAGAATGACGCCCATGCCACGCTCACGGCGCAGCAGCTCCAGCCCGTCAAGCACATTGCGCCACTCGGCAGCTGCAGCCACATAGCCCTTGCCAAACCCAGGCGACTCAATCGAGTCCCACTTGTTGACGTTACAAACATGCTGATTGATCAACGGCTCAAGCCAGTCAAGCGAGTCGATGAAGACTGTCTGAAACTGGTGGTCTGTCGTGAGCAGCGTCTCAAATGCCTGGTAGACATCGGGTAGCGACTGAGCAAGCGGGAAAGCCTGCGCATCAATGCCAGACATGCCGTCTTCTGTCAGGATGCCGACTGCCTGTGGTGCGCTTGCAGCAAAAGTTGACTTGCCAATCTTTGGCTCACCAGCCAAAAGTATCTTGGGTGCCTCAAGACGCCTGGTCTTGCTGATTGATTTAAGATCGAAGCCCATTTAGGCCCTCCTGTATGTGCGGGTGACCCTGGCATGTGCCGAGGGTCTTTCACTGATTGCAAACCCAACTGGAGTGATGCGGTCAGCAAACTTCTTTGCCAGGCCGCCCCAGACGTTGGGGTGATGGGGTGGTGGCATACCAGCGTCAAGCACAAACGTCCTGAACTGCTCCAGCGTGAACACTTCAGGTGCCAAATGCTCCAGCCACCAATTGAACGCGACTTGAGCCTCCTGGCCCCAATCGTCAGAGTTTTCCAGTACAAGCTCGATACCCTCATCTCTGAGGGCCTGCCCGGTAACCATCTCAGGCTGCAGCTTTGATTGTGATGCCTGTCTTTGCAGGCTTTGTCTCAACCGCAGATGCGATGATGCGCCACAGGTCTGGCCGCGCAGCCCTGATCTGCTTCAAGGCAGTCTCATCAGCCTCTACCTTGGTCTTGATTGGCCGCGCCTCATCAGGCCAGCTGGCCGTGAGCTGAATCAGCTGATCAACATTAGCCTTGTAGGTTATCTTCCCTGTCGTGGTGATGGTCAGCCCACCAGGCGTCTTGATTGTCTCGCTGCCTTCTTCCCTCGCAGGGTGCAGGGCAAGTATTTGTTCTTCAATTTTGACGCGATCAAGACGGGCATCGTCCTCACGTTTCTTGGCTTGCTGCCACATGGTGGCAAGGTGGTCTATCGACATAGTTTTCCTCGATTGTGGTGGGTCAAAATGGTGCTGCTGGTGCCTGCTTGAGCAGATCGTCTTGCAGCTGCTTCTTTGTTGGTGGCTTGATCGTCCCAAACGGCCATTGCTGTGGTGCCGTTGGAGACTTCTTGCCGTCAGGTTGTGTGTGCATCGTTGTAGGTTGTAGGGGTTGCGATTGTGATTGGGGCTTGAGAAAAGCGCAATACCTTATGACACTTTTTTAGGTTGAGACATCTGCTTTGATTTCCTGGCAAGGCCACGCTCATGCGTGACCAGCTCCTCTGTCCAGAACTTGTGAAAGTTTGCGCACTCGCGCCTGCGGTATGGGCCGCGAGTCTCTTTTACCAACGTCCACGCTTTGCACTCTGGGCACTTCATGCTAGGTGGTGAAGTAACCGATCACAAAAGCAAACGCCGCCATGAATCCTACGATTGCCAGTGCGTCACGAATACGATCAAACCAATAAGCAAAGTTGTCGTCGTCGGCGTCATCAATGCCAGAGCGGTTGGGGCAGATGCGCCCCTGTTGGCATTTGTGGTCGCAGCAGTAACGCATATGCGGCAGGATCGTCGGCTCTGTACCGTCGCTGTAGTGGTGTTCCATTCAAATCATCTGAGCGACTGCCCAGCCGAGCAAAGCACCAACCGCGATGATTGCGAGATAAGTAAAGACTCGCTCAAACATGCTCACAGGATGAGGACGCTCGACTGCGTAGGCGTGTCTCGCGTCATACGGGAATGCCTCGGTCAGTGTGCGAGGGAAGCGGCGTGTGGTGGGTGTATCTGACATGGTCAAGCTTTCTTTGAAATGTTGAAGGCTGCGGTGAGTGCAATGTCGCGGTTTTGAGTCCTCTTGCCACCAGGCAGTACCCACCCAGCGGGGTGGTGAACGCCAAACCTGTCGATGGTGGCAGGCCCCCAAATGATTCGCCCGTTGCCGTCGCGCAAATTCATTGGGTGTTGAAAAACCTCGGTCACACTCCTGGGAAACGAGATCGGGCCGTTTTTGGTCATGTCACTCCTCGGTTGTTGAGGTTGCGATTGTCGGCATAGGTTGCGTAAACCGCATAGAGCTTGTGCAAACAAACAACATTAGGAGTTTCCCTTATGGCTTGATCCAGAGGATGGTGGATGCCCAGCTGACGTTGCAGTCTTGCAGCAGTCTTCCGCTGTCTGTGAGCAGGGTCAAGTTGAAGGTATCTCGGCGATAGCCTCGGCGAACGTATGCCAGGAGCTGGTTGCCGTCTCCCAACGCGACCAGGCACATAGTGTCGATCTGTTCGCGTGGGTCGTTTTGAGCTGCTGAGATAAAAAAAACCCAACCATCTTTTGTGTGGCCTGGACTACGCACTTGAATGGCAAAGGAGTCTGCCGGGACATCTGCCGGTGCAATGATGCGCTCATGCGTCCTGGCCGCCAGCATCGTCACATGCCCAGATGAGTCGCATACGCCTGAGACGGGGACTCTCCTAATGTCGTCGTCTACTTTGATGCCAGCTTGCCGCATGACCTCTGAGGCAGGGACACCTAGAATCTGCGCAACCCTGTTAGCCTCATGCAGCGTCATCTTGCGTTTGCCACGCAGCATGTAGGAGACTGCTGCTGCGTCAATGTTGAGCATCTTTGCAAGGCCACGCTGCGAAAGCTCCAAGTCCCTGAGACGATCTCGGAAATATTTGGTGTTCATCCGCATAAGTTGCACTATCATCATCGTTGCGTCAATCGCATCTTGTTTAACCCTTACCACCACAAAAAATGGCTCTACCCACCACACGATTTGAAGAACCTGCCTACTCTGTCTTGGAGAGGCTAGGAGGCAAGGCAGTTGTCAGTGCCGAGTTGAAAATCGACCAGAGTACGCTCTCGCGCTGGTGTACCCCCAAGCCTGGCGGCACTGGTGGCTTGATACCGCGCAAGCATTGGCGTGCCTTGATGTCGTTTGCGCGTAAGCAGAAGGTGTCTTTGACGCTTAGAGAGTTGGCGGCACTTTGATGGTCGCTGCAGACGTTGAAAACTCGGACTTTTTGTCCGAGGTGTACGGGCAGCTTGCGCCCGACGAGTATGGCTGGGTCACGAACTTCAGAGTCTCGCCAGAAAAGGGTGAATGGGGAGGCAGGGCATACCGTGGCCTGCCAGCTCAAGCGTCAATCATTGACTCATCGACTGCCGACAACACCTACTTTTGCGTTGCAGTCCTGTCTGGGTTCACAGAGTCAAACCAGTGGGCCAGGCGCAAGGACACGTTCAGGCGTCTTTGTGTCCTTGTCCTAGATGACATCAACCCCGACAAATTGCTGCACTTTTCGTGGGCGCTGCAGACTAGCCCCGGCAAGTGGCAGGTCGGCATCCTGCTCGACCCGGCAGACCCAGACTGCGCCAACGTCGAGCTGGTCGATAGGCTGATGCACTCCCTGTCCACCAGGGGGCACCTTATCAACGACAAGAGCGGCAACGCTATCGTCAGGTACGCAAGGCTGCCTAAAGGACACAACACCAAGCACAGGCCAGCAGGCGATTGGCAAACGCGCTTGGAGGCTTGGCACCCGTCCATTAGGTGGTCACTAGAAGACGCTGCAGCCGCAATCGGGATCGACCTCAACGCGATTCGTAGCACAGAAACCACAAACGCTACATCTAGCGATTCTGGCAGGGTAGACGTCGGCTCACTGCTCGCGTTGCTGTCTGGGCCTACCTCGGAGCGTAGCTACCACGACACGCTGCGCGACCTGGCTGCGTCTTTTGTCGCC